AAGCCGAGTTAAGTATATCCTTCATTGAGGAAAAGATTGACCGGGCGCACCAGCACTTGATCGTCCACCTGCCGCGTCACACATTTGTCTTTGATGGCGCTGCATCAACTGTCCTGTCTATGCCCGTCTGGTTCATGCTTTCGTCTACACTGGTGGATGAGAACATCTGGAACGCAACCGAGTGCGTGTGGTGCTATGATCGTTGGAACGTGGCTCACCCAACAACTACCCAATTTGGCTATCTTGTCGATAACATCAGCACCCACTGGGGCGAGACCATTGGCTGGGAGTTCGGCACGCTGATCGTCTACAACGCTGGCAACGGCGCTTTGTTCCACGACATGGAGTTGGTCAGCTTGACAGGCTCAACGGCATTCGGCGTCGATCCCACGATCTGGACGCAATATTCGGTCGACGGCATCACTTGGAGCGTTGAAAAGGGTATCAGCGCAGGGACCATAGGACAGCGCAACAAGCGCCTAGTCTGGTTCCAGCAGGGGAACATGCGGAACATGCGGATGCAGCGCTTCCGTGGCACCTCTGACGCTCACATTGCCGTTGCAGCACTGGAGGCGCGGGTTGAACCGCTGGCATTCTAATGGCTGATAATACGATCCCAACGCGCAACCAGATCGCCCGACTTGTCGGTGATGATCCGGCTATGATTAAGGCGTTGGAACGTTTGTTCATTGTTGCGAATGATCTCACGCCAACAGAAATCACTACGCTGACGCAACTGATCACTGACAATTCATACGCCACTGGCGCATCCGACAATAAGGCCGAGGTTGCCACGTCCAGTGCAATTGCAGCGCAGCAATCGGCTTCAACAGCATTGGCTGATGCTGCCGCAGCGCAAGAGACGGCCGATCTAGTGGCTACTGGGCCAGCACCAAGCGAACAGCGGATTGATCGCCTACAAGATGTCCGCGCATTTGGTGCAGCCAATGGATCAATTTTGGTTTATAATGCGACACTGGGGGCTTGGTTGCCCGTTGTCGGCGCATCTGGTTCATTTCTTGCGGGCATCCAAACAGTTACCGTTGTGAACGGTCTCATCACAAGCATCGTCTAAGGAAACAACATGGCAGTCACCCCCGTCAACCTAATACCGCCGAAGCAGGCAGAGAACGCGCAGACTGCGCAATATACAGCAACTGGTGTCAAGGCGATCATTGACAAGTTCACAGTGACAAACACTTCCGCTGGGAGCGTGAACTTTTCGGTGAACCTTATCAACGCCAGCGGATCTGCTGGTGATAGCAACCTAATCATCAAGACGCGTGCCATCGCAGTAAGCGAAACATACACCTGCCCTGAACTGGTCGGCCAAGTTTTGGAAGCCGGGCAGTTCATCTCAACGCTTGCCTCTGCGGCAACATCTTTGACAATTCGCGCTTCTGGAAGGGAGATTTCGTAATGGAAGACATGATGATGGCGTTTGGTTTGCCTACTGAAAAAGTAGTGACCACGGCCCAAAACCGCAAGAACCGCCAAGTAGTAATTGATGAGTGGAAGCTGGGGCCAGAAAAAGCATCGGTTGAACCATCAGCCAATGGTCCATTCTGGAAGGGTGTTGCCGCTGCGTGGGACATGAGCGAGAAAGAAGCTCGTCGCCGTCTCTGCGCCAACTGCGATTATTTCCAGAATGACCCAATGTATCAGGCCAAGATGGAGAGCATCACACTAGATAAGTTCGACATGGATGGCGGTGGCCGAGGCTATTGCGCCAAGTTTGACTTCGTATGTCACAACCTGCGCGTCTGTCAGGCGTGGGAAGAGGACGAGTAAATGGACTATCGCAGCCTCGCCAGCCAGATCGCAGTTGAAGAAGGTGTTGACCCTGACCTGTTCATGCGGCTGGTTGAGGCTGAGAGTTCATTTGACCCCAACGCCAGTTCATCCGCTGGCGCCATCGGCTTAACCCAGTTGATGCCCGGCACTGCAAGTGATCTGGGCGTTGATCCTACCGATCCCGTGCAGAACCTTCGCGGTGGTGCGCGATATTTAAAGCAACAATTGGATCGTTTCGGTGATCCAACACTGGCACTCGCAGCGTATAACGCGGGTCCGGGCAATGTCAGCAAATATGGTGGCATTCCGCCATTCCCAGAGACGCAAGCATATGTTGATCGCATCATGGGAATGGCTTCAACTGGCCCGCAGCCTATGCAAACTGCACCAGCGCAGGGCGACTTTGCGCGTGGGTTTCAGCCAGCCCAGACATTGGCCGATCTATATCCAAAGCCAGTTGATCCGTATTCGCTGTATGACCCGGCTGCAATTCGGAAGAGGTATATGCTCACATGACAAACCTTGATAAAGCGCCGCTTTTCTGCGATACTGCGCGGGCTGAGACATTGGCCAACCAGCAGGCAAGTTCTGACAAGGGACGGCCAATGCGTGAAATCCTAGAACATCATCTAATTGAGACGCTGGAAATCCCAGAAGATGCTTCTCATTGGTTGATGGGCATGTGGGATGCAATCCAGTTCTTGGATGATATCGCAGATGGAGATGCAGTTGGGCGCGGTTCGTTTGATCGAGCGCTGCATCATTTGCTGGTTGGCCTGCCGTCCAACAAGTTCTTCACCGCGCATGCGCAGCAACTTCTGCCAGTTGTCGCCGTCCAGCTTTTGAAATGGCAGGCTTCCGACATCGTAGAGCGTGCAGGCGCAGCTGACGCCCGCAGCTACATGTGGCGGGCTGGCTATTATGATCTGGTGCTTTGGGTGGTTCAGTTGTGTCATGGCTATGATGCTGCTGTGACGCTGGCACCTGTTGTCATGTCGCTTTATGGCGAAACCGCCGAAGATTACGAAAAGGAGTTTGCCAATGCCTAATCCTATGCTCTTGGGAATTGGTGGAAGCGTTTTGAGTGCTGGCATTCAATCACGGGCTGCTAAAAGTGCATCAAATGCTCAAGTCCAATCGTCACAAGCTGCGATTGATGAGCAGCGCCGCCAGTTTGATTTGGTTCAATCACTTTTGAAGCCATACGTTCAGGCTGGGACGGGTGCTTTATCGAACCAGCTAGCATTAGCTGGCGTATCTGGCGCAGATGCACAACAGAAAGCCATTAGCGCCTTACAGCAAGGCCCAGAGTTTGCAGCCCTGACGCAACAGGGTGAGCAGGGCATCTTGCAAAATGCAGCCGCTACTGGCGGTCTGAGGGGCGGGAATGTTCAAGGGGCTTTGGCTCAGTTTCGCCCACAGGTTTTGTCCTCACTGATCGAGCAGCAATATAGCCGCCTTGGTGGACTAGCTACTGCAGGTCAAAATGCTGCAACTGGGGTTGGGACTGCTGGGATGCAGACAGGCGTCAATGTCGGCAATTTATATGGTGAACAAGGTGCTGCACGGGCTGGAAGCACACTTGCGGGCGCATCTGCATGGGGGAACGCACTTGGCAATATTAGCCAGTTGTTTGGCTCTCAGGCTGGTGGTGCATTTGGTAACTTAACACGACCCGGTTCGGAGCGTTTCTGATGGTTGCGCCAATCAATTATAGCTTGAATGTTCTTGACCCGATCCAAGGTTATCTTGGCGGTTTAAAGTTTGGTGAAGGCTTGCAAACAGATCGCCTTGCAAGGGCGCAGACGCAACAGACTATGGATCAGCAAGCGACAACTTTTTCAATGCAGAAAGCCGCTGCTGAGAAGGCAGTAGCTGATGCTGCTGCTGGTCAATCAGCAATAACTCAGCTTATAGAGTTAGGCCCAAATGCAACGGCTAATGACTTCATGAAGGCATGGGCAGCAAACCCTGCGATGCGGGATGAGATCACTAATCTTCAAACAATGCTCACAAAACCAAAAACAGATGCACTGATCAAAACTACCCAAGACGTATATGTAAGCGCTTTGTCTGGAAATGTTGACGCAACGAGAAACCAGATTCAAGTGCAATATGATGCCGCGCTAAACTCTGGCGACGAAGCAATGGCGTCTGGGTTGAAGTCTGTATTGGACCAATTTGATAAAGATCCAGAAGCGGCAATGCGTGCAGTAAAGACAACGTCTGGACTAACCTTGGGCGGGTTTATTGGGTTTGACAAACTCAAACAGCTTAATGAGGGTCTTGGATATGGTGTGGCGGAGTCTGCAAATGTTCAAAAGGCCGAAAACATTGGGGGCATTGCTGTTGTCACAACGATGACCGATGGCACGGTTCAAATTAAAGACGCTCGGACCAACGAGGTTGTCAAAGGAGAAGCCGCTGATAAGTTACTGGCAGAAGCATCTGACTTACAGGCAAAAATGACTGGTTCAAGAGAAGCTGCTGGGACTGCTGCAAGGCTAACCACTACAGCAGACCTTGGTGCTGCTGCGGCTGCTGCAACAGCAGGCGGTGCAAGCGCTGTCAAGTTGGGAACAGATGCTTATCTGAAAATTCAACCAATTCGCTCCAACATTGCAAACCTTGATAAGGCAATCAATCTTATTGAGGTTGAAGGCGCAAATACTGGTGTCATTCAGTCCAAACTACCAAACTGGAATGCCGCCACAATCGAACTTAACAACCTACAAAGCCAACTTGGTTTAGATGTTGTTGGTGCAGTTACGTTCGGTGCGCTATCACAAGGCGAATTGGGTTTGGCTTTGCAAGTTGCTTTGCCAACTGATCTTGATGGCCCAGATTTGGCAAACTGGCTGCGCAGTAAAAAAGCAGCGCAAGAAAAACTTGCAGACTATTTCACTGAGCAATCCAAGTTTTTCTCGCGTGGCTATCCGCCGGGCCAGTGGTTCGATTTTGTCGACAGCGGCGAAAAAGACATAAACAAGTGGATGAAAGCAAACCGTCCAAACTATGGAGCGCCGACCGAAGGGCAACAAACGCCTGCGCCAGCGAAAACAGAAACGCCTACTGCACCAGAAACCCCCACAACAGCAACTTCTGCAAGCGAGACCGAAGATCAAGCATTTGTTCGGTCTATGATGGACAAAAGTGCTAAAGGGGAAACGTTGACGCAGGCCGAAATGAACAGAGTGAATGTGATTGCGGCAAAGGGTAAATAATGGATAAAGATGCCGCCACGCTTGCAAAGGAACTACTAGCTAAGATTTCCGCACCGACACAAACGGCTGCGCCTGCTGCTGCATCTGCGGCAACGATGGCTGCTGATTTCCTAAAGAATGCGCCCAAGTCTGAAAATGTTGTTATGCAGGTCGAGGGTGGTGGCCGCATTGTGCAGATGCCACTGTCTGGGTCTGAAGGCACTGACATCACAACAGGCAAGCCGATCCCGCAATATACGTTTGTCAGCCCTGACTACTCAACAAACAATCAGACCATTGTGCGCGGCATTATGAATGGCATGTCGGTCAAAGACGCCATCGCACAAGGCGCTGGACAGCCCTCTGAACCGCTGCGCACGGCAATGAGCGCTGAACCATTCGCTACTGCCCAACAGGCTGCTGGTGGTCTTGTCGGCGGCGAGGGTGTTGCTAAAACCCCAGAGAGCATTCCGCTGGGCGCATTTGACTATCAAGTCCCGATCCCAGCACCAGTTCGCGCTGTCAGTGACTATCTGCTGGATGCCGTGACTGCTGGCGCTGGTGTTTCAACTGGCGCTTGGAATTACGCTGGCGGCGCTATTGCTGACATTATGACACAAGCCGGGCTAATGGCCCCTGAAACAGCGCAGCGCTTTGCCCGTGATTTTGCCGCAGTTCCAGAGTCCCTTGCTGGATCGCCGGGACAGGTTGCCTTGCCATCACGGGTCGCCCGTGAAGCTGGCCTTGTTTCTGAGCGTCCACCTTTGGCATTGGCAGCGCCAGAGCGGCCTGTCCTAGCGCTTCCAGCGCCTGAGACTACCATGCGCCCTGCCGCAGCAGAGATGCCACCCACAGCGCGTCCTGCTGGGCCTACAGCGGCACCTGAAGCGCCACCCAAGGCTGTCCCAGAACTGACCGTTAGCCCAGAGCCAACCGCTGGCCCTGCCACTGCGGCAGCGGCGGTAGACGAGGATGCGCGGATTGGTGAGTTGATCCGCAAAGGCGCGTCTTTCGGAGTTGGGGGTCGCCGCGCCCGCGACGAACTTGCCCGTCTTGCCGTAGCAAACCCAGAGGTAAAAGCGGCGGCTGATCGTCTTGGCATTGAGTTGCCCGTTGATGTGCTTTCAGACGTGCGCCAAATCCGCGAAGCGATTGGCATGACTAGATCCATTGGCGGGTCTGAAGCCAAAAGAACATGGTCTGACAACCTCATCGACATTACAGAAAGAGCTGACAAGGCAATCACTGATCTTGCTGGGGCAACAGATCTTTCAACAGTTTCCAGTTCTGTTCTCAATAGTCTCGACAAAACACGCAAACAACTTCGTGGAGAAGCCCAAAGAATATATGATGATGTCGAGGCTGTTGTTCCGCCCGGAACAGTATTTCAGCCCAACAACATCGTAATCGCCTTGAATAAGACTATTGGCGACCTTGGCGGCATCGAAGGCATGACTGATGCCGAGCGCAAGCTGTTCAGGCTGGTCACAAACCCAGATCAAGACGTCACCTATTTGCGATTAATGCGCGAAAAGGATCAAATCCGCCGAGCAAGGGATGGAAACATTCAAGACAACCCCTATGGCAGCATCGACCAAAGATCACTTAATACAATGTATGATGCGCTTGTCGCTGACCAACTGGCCAATGCGGAGCGTATTGGCGGTGTTGATCTGAGGAAAAATCTTGAGTTGGCCAATTCGCTTTACAGGCAGCAAAGTGAACTTGGCGACAAGATTGTTCTTGGATTTGGCAAGGAAAAAAATGGTAGCATTTCGCAAAAGCTAAGAACTGCAATCACTTCTGGTAAGAAGGGCGACATTTCTGGCTTGAACGCTATCTTGGAAATCATTCCAAAAGATCTGCGCAAAGAGGCGGTTTTGTCGGCCATCCGCGAGGTTTCCACCAGCACACAAGGTGGCGAGCGCGGGTTTGGGTTTTCTCAATACACCGACTTTTATTCCAGCATGCGCAGAAATCCTGTTGTCTACAAAGAGATCGTCAAAAACATCGGACCAGAGGCCGAGGCTGTTCTCCGCGATCTTTATGAGGTTTCGCGCCGCGTGACGGATGCTCGCGCCAATGTCATATCAACTGGCAAGGCGAACCAGCCTCTTTATGGGGCTATGGTAGCCGAGGGGCTTATCGGCAATGTGTTTGCTTCAACCGCTGGCCGTCGTGCTGTGCGTGCGGTTGGGAGCGGCGGCGGTGCGCTTATTGGCGGCGTCCCCGGTGCAATGCTTGGCGATGCAATAACGGATGCAATAACATCAGGGTCTCCCGACCGCCTTAGAGACGCTGGGCGACTGTTCACCTCTGAAGCCTTCAAGGATCTTGTTGTCAAAGCAGAAACCAACACGGTCACAGAGAAATCCAAGAATCGTTTGCTGGCCGATCCTGCCTTTAGAAAGTGGGCAGTAACAGTTGATATTGGTGACCCGCGTATCTGGATCAACACCGCGCTTCTTGGCGTGACAGCTGGGCAACCCAACCAACAAGCATCCGAATCGGAAACCCGTCGATGACGCTATCCAAACACCCCATTTTCGTGTTAAATAACACGCAAGGAGATCACAAATGCCATTGACGCAGCTTGCACCGCCCTATCCGATCTTCACCGACAAGAGCGGATCGCCGCTCGACAATGGCTATCTGTATTTTGGCACAGTAAACCTGAACCCAGAGACAAACCCGATCACGGTGTATTACGATGCCGCACTAACGCAACCCGCAGCGCAGCCTCTACGCACATCCAATGGCTATGTGATGCGCAATGGCTCTCCGGCAATCATCTACGCCAATACATACTTCTCCGTTACTGTGCGCGATAAGAACCGTGCAATGGTGATTTATAGCCCGATTGGCTATGGCATCATTCCCGGCACATCGGCAACCAGCACAGATCAGATGACCTACACGCAGGGCGGCACTGGTTCTGCTGCGCGTGTTTTGACTTCACGGTTGCAAGACTATGTGTCTGTAAAGGACTTTGGTGCCAAGGGCGATGGCGTTACCAATGACACGACAGCTATTCAAAATGCTGTAAACGCAACGCCAGTTGATGGTCAGTTATATTTCCCCGCTGGCAAATACATAATTTCTTCAGCAATTACGATCAACAAGCCTATGAAAATTCTTGGCTCAAACGCTGGTTCTATTTATAACAGCAATGGGTCATACATTCAGCAAGTAACCCCAACGGAAAATGCTTTCACTTTGGTTGCAAGAACAGCAAACTATGCGTTTGGTCAATATGGTATTGTTGGCGTAACATTTGACAGCATTTCAATCCACGGCAACAGCGATGCAACAAGGTCGTTGAATGGGATTGGAGTTGATACAACTGTTAATGGCGGTGACTTCCATATCAGGGAGTGCGTGTTTAAAGATGTAAACATTAAGTGGTTTGCCAAGGCATACGACCTGAAGGGCATTGCTTATCTGAATGATTGGTTCAATGGGTCGATCATCAACTGCACAAAAGGCGTTGTGATAACAAAAGGTGCCGCATCTGACAACGGTGGGCAGACACGTTTCTTTGGATTGACTGCCGTCTTGAACACAGGGGCGTGTGTTGAGTTAAACCTTGATGCAACATCCGGCGATTTTGCATTTTTTGGATGCACACTAAGTGAAAGCGGATTCGGCATAAAATGTAATGAAGAAGCAGTTTTAGCCGTTTACGGATGCCAGTTTGAAAGCAACGTATCTGGTGGGGTTGGCGCTGGCATATACATTGAGGTAAAAGAAGCAAACCCAAACACAACCGCAACAAAAGTTGTCAATGGCTGTAAGTTTTTAACAAATGATGCAGATATTTGGATTGACAAGACAACATCGGCGTTTGTGGGTGGTGACTTTTACTGGCCAATGACAATTGATGGGTGCATCTTACTCTCCACAAACGGCTTAAAGATTACAGTTCCCGCTGGTCACAGCGGAATGATGAGCAAGGCATTTGTTCTTGGGACAAGCAACTCTGGGTCAAACAACTCAAAGGTTGCAGATAGTCAAATCAGTGCAAACTTTTTGGGGTCTGACTTGCGTGAGTATCCATTCAATACGTTGAAGGATTTCTCATACAATTTTCAGCAAATCTCCTTCAATGGGACGGGCGCACCAAATCAATACCTTGCATCGCTGAACGTTCCAAACGGGTCTACTCTTTATCTGAAAAATCTTGCCAGATATAGTTTCAATACAACCACTGGCGTTCGTGGCAATGCTGGTTTTGCAGTTGTTGACGGCGGCGGAACAACACGTTTGAACCTATTCGGCTCTGGCTACACAGCAAGTGCATCGTGGACAAACAGCACAGGCGGCGCACTAGAGGTTGTCATATACGCAAATGATGGTGGGTCTGGCAATCCATACCTAGCAGCCTGCCGGGCATATGTAATCTAACATCAACAATCGACAAGGGGGCAGACATGCCAAGAACGTCAGTATCAGCAGCAGCACAAAACACGTTTTCTAACGCCATCCAGATCGTTGGAAGTTTTGACATCTCAATTTCTGGAACGTTTGTTGCTACAGTAACGGCGCAGCGGTCAGAGGATGGATCAACGTGGCGTGACGTGAAGTCATACACGATCCCGGCTGAAGAAGTTGGGTATGATCCGATCCTGACTTACTACCGCGTTGGAGTAAAAACAGGCGGTTACACATCTGGAACAGCGGTTGCATCCATCAATGGATATGACGTCTGGCCGAATCGGTTGTAACAGAAAATGTATATTATGAGAGCAGTTTTCTCTGGTGTCTTTCGGACAACTATTCCTGAAACCACTTGGATATTGGCTGAGGGAAGGTGGGATGACAATGGCGAGTGGATTGATACCGCAACATGGAACGATGGAGTCTGATAAATGACAAGCATCTCTAACGATGAAGGCGGTCTAAGCGTCCGCACCAAGCTAAATGCGTCTCTCACAGTCACTGATGCGTTCACCATCAGTGGCGCAAACGTAGGTATCGGGGCGAGTTCCCCCGGACAAAAACTACAAGTTCAAACCTCTGCGTTTACTGACGCAGTTGTGCGTATCAGCACGGGTGGCAGCACAGTTGGAAACTTTAAACGCCTAGAGTTTACAGACAGTGCTGGAAGTGTTGTCACAGGCAGAATCACTTCATACGGTAGTTCCCAAGGCTCTGGCAATAACTACGTAATGGCCTTTGACGTAAACGGTGCGGAGCGTGCGCGTATTGACTCAGTTGGTAACGTTGGCATTGGAACCGTTTCACCAAATGCCGCAGCCATTGTAGATGCCCAAAGCACTACAAAAGGCGTCCGCTTTCCAAATATGACAACCGCACAAAAAACTGCAATTGCAAACGTGGCTGGGCTAGTTGTCTTTGATACCACGCTTGGCAAACTTTGTGTAAACAGCGGCTCAGGCTGGCAAACCATAACGTCAGTATAAGAGGCTAGATCATGAGCAGCGTCCAGATCACCCCGCAGGAACTCGAAGACATGCTGAACCGTGCGGCGATTCATGGCGCAAAGAAGGCGCTGGAGGATTTGGGACTGCATGATGAGAGCGCTTCTGATGATCTAAATGAGATTCGCAGCTTGCTATCGTCATGGCGCGAGACGAGGAAGGCGATCTGGGCGACAACTGTGAAAGTATTGACAACGGCTACGCTGCTGTTCATTAGCGGCGCGGTTTGGATGAGCATAAACAGTCGGCCCGGACCATGAGACCGATCAATGAGGTGATCTGCCATTGCACGGCCACCCGTCCAGAATGGATGGCTGGCAAGCGCACCAGCGAGAAGGTGGCAGAGGTGCGGCGCTGGCATGTTGAAGACAATGGCTGGCGTGACATCGGCTATCACTTCCTGATCGACCGCGATGGAACGGTTGCTAAGGGCCGACCGATTGAACAGGTCGGCGCACACACAATAAACCACAATGTCGGTTCTATTGGGATCGCCTTAGTTGGTGGTCATGGGTCTGTTGCTAATCAAAAGATCAGCGACAACTTCACTGATCTGCAAGACGCGGCGCTTCACGCGCTGATCGTGAGGTTAATGGCCATTTACAAAATCGCAAAGGTAAGTGGACATAATCAGTATGCGGCAAAGGCTTGTCCGGGCTTCTACGTTCCGGGCTGGCTTGGAAAATCATCATCTGCAAACATGAATGGATAGCAAAATGAAACCTGAAGAATTTGGTGGGATCGTGCGAGCCTTGGTTGCGGCAGCGGGAGGGTGGCTGGTGAGTCAGGGCATCGTGGACTCTGAAACTATGATGACGGTTGGCGGGGCTGTTACCACGATTGTGGTGGCGTTCTGGTCGATCTACTCCAAGCGCAAGGCGGTTTGATATGGACGGTCTTTATAAAAACATCGCTGAAAAGAAAGCACGCATCAAGGCTGGCTCTGGCGAAAAGATGCGCAAGCCCGGCACTAAGGGTGCGCCCACCAAGGCGGCATTTGTAGCATCAGCAAAGACTGCGAAGCCTGCCAAGATGGCTAAGAAGAAATGAAAGACAGTCGGTTGGAAAAAGTGGGTGTGGCTGGCTACAACAAGCCTAAGCGCACACCAAACCATCCGACGAAAAGCCATGTGGTTGTCGCCAAGGAAGGCGACACCATCAAGACGATCCGCTTTGGCCAACAAGGTGTGAGCGGATCGCCTGCCAAGAAGGGCGAGAGCGAGGCTGACAAGAAGCGCCGGGCTTCTTTTATGGCCCGCCATGCAAAGAATATCGCAAAGGGAAAGATGAGCGCTGCATACTGGGCGGCAAAAGAAAAATGGTAATGTTTTGGACGGCGCTGGTGAAACTGATCACGGCAATCTTGTCTGTGATGTCAGGTTGGTTCGCTGGCAGAGCGGCTGGGCTAAATACAGCCAAGATCGAGGAATTGCAAAGCTATGCTGACACTTCCAAAAAGATCGACGAGGTTAGGCATAAGCCTGATGCTGACGCTGCTGCTGAGTGGCTGCGCAACCGTTCCAAACAGTGAGGCAATATGTGATGGCACGGCGCAAAGCAGGAAGGCCCATGCGGCAGCACTGGTTGCGGATGGTGGGCCGCAATCACTGGTCACGGGCGCGTTTCTGATCCAACAGATTGACGCTGGGTGTAGCAAGTGACACCCCGTCAGCGCGAAATCTATGATGCTGTGCAGCGGCTCGGTAGCAAAACTGCTGCGGCCAAGGAATTGCAGGTTGATCGCCAGACGATCCGCAGAGCATATGCTGCGGCAGAGGCTTGGCTAAACGCTGATGAAGGCATCATTGCCGCGTTGGAAAGCACTGGCCTATCCACTGACACAGGAAAGCATGGCTGGCGGCGCGTCCAGAATAAAGAAACAGGCTCATGGGATTCGGTATTCTGGAAGTCTGAGGTATCGCAAGACGAAGTGACGCCTTGGGCGGATCTGTTCCGTGAGGCTTTGGGGTCTGCGCCAGAGGCTTTGCCCGCGCTAGTTCCTGACAACGTGTCGCATGACCTACTGCCGCGCTACATCATCGCTGACGTTCACTTTGGCATGAAAGCATGGGCTGACGAGACGGGTGCGGAGTATAGCGTTGCAATCGCCGCACAGCGCCTCTCAGAGGCATCTGCGATGCTTATCAGTGCTGCACCATACACCGACCGCGCCATAATCCTGAATCTTGGCGATACGCTGCACCAAAATGACAGTAAGAACATGACGCCCACTTCCGGCCACATTCTCGACGTGGATGGGCGCTTTGCTCAGGCGGCGATGGCGGCGGTCAGGGCGCATGTCAATATGATCGAGGCGGCAAAGGCCAAGCATAATCACATCGATGTTGTGGTGCTGGCTGGCAATCATGATCCAGACTTTACGCAGATGTTGGCGATTGCTTTGGTCTTCAAATACGAAGCTGACGAACGCGTGACGGTTCACTTCAACCCGGCGAAGTTGTGGGTCTGGGAATTTGGGCGCAATATGCTGACCGCGCATCACGGCGACAAGACCAAGCCGGATCGCATTGTGATGCAGGCGGCTGATGTTCACGCGCCGATCTGGGGCCGCACATATTGGCGATACCTAGATACCGGGCATATACACCAAGACAGCGCAAAAGATATTGGCGGGATGTTCTGGGAAAGCCATCGAGCAATCACAACGCGTGACGCAGCTGCGGCAGGCTTTGGCTACACGGGCCGATCAACGATGAAGTGCATCACGGTTCACCGAGAGCGTGGCGAGGTTATGAGGCACACAGCGGCGATAGGTTGATTGTGGGGGTCATCTGCACCCTGAGCGCATGGACCGTGGTGTCCTGCCTTCTCTACCCCACGCAGGGCCTGATCTGATTTACATACCACGAAGCCACTGTTCAACCAACGGCAAATATTTGTGGTCTTGGCCATATTTCTCAACCCACGATTCTTTGCCGTTATGAATTGCGTCTGGGCCGTCTTGGTGGTGTGACTTGCAAAGTGGTATCACATCCATGTCGCTGGCCTTAGCAGATCCGTAGCGCCCGCAGATCACATGATGGGCATCACTTGGCCCGTGCTTCAAGCAGATGACGCAGGGCAGTTGTTTGACGCGGGCAATGTGCGCCCGCGCCTTAGCTGTGCCTCTTTCGGCCTTGGGTTTCTTCTGACCCAGTGGGCCGCGCCCTGCTAGATCAGCCATCTTTCCCACTTCAGGCACTGGATGTTGTTCTGCCGCGCCATGTCATACAAGTCAGATACTTTTGTCTTGGACTTTTTGGCACGTTGTATGGCCGCTTCAATACGGTCTTTTTCTTCATACAACGGCGGCAGTTTAGCATAGGCGGCGGTTTTCATAAAGGGCTTTAGAATCCAGTGCATATCAGTTCCTCGGTCTGGTTGGTGGAAGGATTTTGAGAACGGTTTTTCCTGCATCGGTCAACCGCCAGTGGTTTCCGACAGTTTCAACGACAAAGAATGGCCCATCGTCTGGGGCGTCTACACGTTCAGCCCATCCGACTAATTCAAGGCTGTAAAGCGCAGCACCATGAACTCCGCTGTGAATTGATGTGAAAACTTCTTGCCCGTATTGCTCAATGTCTTTGAGCGCTTGCCACCTCGTTGCGTTTAGTTTTGGTTTCATTTGCTCTCCTTTTCAGACCACTCAACACCATGTCGAGCGCCATATTCGTAAATTGTTTCGATCAGATCAGACATCTGCGGCTTGGTTAGCTTTGACGACCTAAACCCTAGAGGGAATGGGCCTGACCCATCCAAGCCTTCCGCGAATGCCACCTGATGCCCTAGAGAGTGCAAAAAGGCGCACTTCCAAGTCTCCGGCGTCCATCTGCGGCCTTCTGGGCGGGCCATTGCCACATCGGTTAGCATGGCCCACATCTTATCGTTTTGCTCCAAGGTTCGATCACCGCCCGCAATTGTCACGGTCGCCAAGTCTGGCGCAGCGTCTATAAGCTGGTGGGCATAGAGGCGCTGACGCAGACCTGTGAGGCGGACCTTGTATGGCATCAGCCTGCGCCCTGATTGGTCCAATATGACACCATCACCGCGCTGACCTCATCGCGTGGGATGTCCAGTTCCTTTGCCACCTTGTCCATCGTCATCGATGCCAAGGCATGCCATATACCGCCCGCTTCTTCTTCAAGGCGGTCATATGTAGCAATGATTAGTTTTCGATCAGACATTAAACTTCTCCCGCAGCTGCTGAAGTTTCATTTCCATATCGCCCAAGAACTTGATGACCTCGGCCTTGATGTCTGTCTGCGTGGCATGATCTGCGTGGACCCGCTGCATCCAGAAATTCATATCTCCGGGCATACGGGGATCGAAGCTGACGAAATCGCACCATTCCCGACCAGTGCACATCATCTGCACCTGCATCTGGATCATGTATTTCGACGGAACCTTGCCAGCCAGCAACGTCTCGATGTGAGTGGCGGAGTTCGGGCATTTGATTTCGATCAGCCCATCCGATCCGACTAGCCCGTCAGGTGATGCGCCGAAGCCAGCGATGGTCGGGTGCGGGATGAAGCCTGTCTCCACCACAGCCTCGCCTGTCATCAACTCATAGGCCATGCGTGCCTGTGGCTCCGTATCCGTTCCCCACTGCATGGCAGTGCTAGAAAAGCCCTCTGTGGGCGTCTGCGTCAGGCGCTCGGTGATAAGCTGGGCCATGTAGTTTGCACGGCTGGCGCTATAGCCCGTTTTGGTCTGCGCCATCACATCGGCGGTGCGGGATGCTGTGACCATACCGAGCCGATCAGCTCTCCATTCTGGTGTGCGTTGTAAATCCATCTAACTTCCCTCTTTTCAGTCTTAGGTGGGCTGCCCCACGGGTTATGTTAAGAAGTTTGGCTACTTCATTAATTCGATAGACGTTTTCCCCATCGGTGACGTATGTCGTATTCTTTTTATTTTGGGCTTGTTCTGTTGGTGTTGCCCACCTTACATTCCCCGGCTCATATCCTTTGTTATTGTCGATACGATCCACGGAATGTTTGCTTGACGGTTTTTTCCCAAGATAAGCGAAAAAACTAGCAAAGCTGTTTGCCCACTCATCACACATCAAAATCCCTGACCCACCATATCTATGGTAGTCTTTAGATGTCGTGTTTTTGCACCTATTTTTTATTCCAGACCAAGTTGTATATTCGGCGGAGTATTTCATGCCGTGGGTTTTTACTTTTTCGGCAACAATGTTTGTAGAACACTGTTTGCAAAAATTCGCATACCCATTTTTTACCCTACTTGCTACAAAGTCTTGGACAGTTCCACAGCCACATCTAAACGTAGCAATCTTATGTCCATCGGCAGTTTTATTTCCGGTGTATGATACAAACGTCAGCATTCTGTCACCCATGTTGCGGTTCAAGTCTAGGTATAAACCGCAACATGGGTAATGTCTAGTCACTGCGCTGTTCCAACGTTACCTCCCAATGCTGCTTTTTTTGTAAGCATGGCGATTGCGTCTGCAGCTTGCTTCTCGGTCATGTCTTCCAGCGTCTTCACTTTCCAGTAAGCGCAGAACTTTACCTCGTCAGTCTCAGTGCTGAAGATCAGATCATTGATCTGCTGAAACTGCTCTGCGCCGATCAAACGGATTGCCTCAACCTTGGGCGCGGCTTTCGCAGCTGCGTTGCCATCATCATCTTCCGGGGCGATGCCTGTCAGGCTTTCAAGGCCGATCCGCTTGGCATAGGTCGTGGCCGACTTCATGCCCTGCATGTCGTTCTTGTTGATGATCAACGGCACATCGCAAGAAATCTCAGTGCCGCTGGCGCCATGCACCAAGGTTGTGCGCATCACAGCGCCGTGTTCATCCCGCAGCATATAGTGAAACATTGCGATGCCTTGCTCGTTCAAGGCAGGAACAGCAACAGAAACCACATCCCCAAGGTCGGCGTATTTCGATTTGAACGCGGGGTTGGTTGCGCCTTTCACAACTTTGCCCATGCCAGCCTGTGCCGCGCATAAAGCCATGTAGATGTTTTTGTGTTCGGTCATATCAGAACCCCAATCCATAGCCCAAGAAGAACAGGCCGTAGCCCATGACAAAGAGCATCACAGCCCCAACTGCATCTTCAATCCACTCACGCATTAGTAAAACTCCACTTCATTCCAAAGAGACAGGATGGCGTCCTGCAGCGCTTGCGGCAATTCTTTGATGTTGAACGGCATATCCAAAATGTGCAGTTCGGCAATCTCAACAGTGTTCATGTCCACCTCTTCCCAGACAGGCGAACCCGGCACACCGAAGTCTGTGCGGACGCTCTCTGCGGTAAAGCGAACTTTGATTTCTTCTCCGTTGTAGTAGGCTTGCATGGTGTTTCCTCCTGTCCTTGCCTGTTTTTTGTAATGCGCTTCTTCTGGCTTGTAAACAACTATTTGCATCAGGCGCAACTTTATGCAAGATGGCCGCATGGAAAACACATCACGCATCGCTCTGGCCCAGCACATCAAGGCCGAAAAAATGAAAAAGAAAGACTTTGCTGAGATGCTTGGCGTCAGTGCATCGCAGCTTTCCCGCTGGCTATCTGGCGCGGTCGTGCCTGATCGCCTGTCACGCAAGTTTGTGGAATTTGCCACCAATCGTGCTGTCTCGTCGGATGGCTGGCAATGAAGATACAACCCAGCTTTGCCCGCAAGACCCGCAACAAGTATGGCGCGAAGAAAACGCAGGTGGGCGAGGTTACCTTCGACAGCAAAAAGGAAGCGCAGCGCTACATGGAATTGCAGCTGCTGGAACGTGCCGGGGAAATCACTGATCTGCGCCGACAGGTCAAGATCGACCTCATCGGTCAGTACAGACCTATGTACACGCGCACAGGGCGCAAGATGCGGCTGACTGCGGATTTTTTTTATGTAGAGAACGGAGAGGATGTTTACGAAGACTGCAAAGGAATGTGGACAAGAGATTTTGAGGTTAGATATGCGGTTGCTATTGCAATGGGCATAAATTTAAGGATAACATAAGTCTACACAACGCACATTGGATGTATGTAATGAAAGCAAAGCGAACTGACATCACCGCAGAATTTCTTACAGAAATTTTGACCTATGATAAGGATTCTGGCATCTTGAGATGGAAGCAAAGGCCGCTTGAAATGTTCAAGTCTGCAAATGCGGGAAGGACATGGAACACAAGGTTTTCTGGCGTAGAAGCACTATGCTGCCCAAACGGCAAAGGATACTTTCATGGAAGGATTCTTGGCATTGGATTTCTCGCGCATAAGGTTGCGTGGGCTATCCATTATGGGCAATGGCCAAGTTTTGAAATTGACCACATAAACGGCAAAAGAACTGACAATTCGATTCAAAACTTAAGGGATGTTTCTTCGTCACAAAACAGAAGAAATTCCGCATTTCGTTCAGATAACACAAGTGGGTTTTGTGGCGTATACTGGGACAAAGACCTGCAAAAGTGGAGATCAGCCATGGGAATGAATGGGAAAAGTATTCATATTGGCGTATACGAAAATATACAAGATGCAGCAGATGCTAGGGTTTTGTTTCAAAAGAATGCTGGCTTTTCAGATAGACACGGCCTGAAGCTGTCTTTGACCTAGAAAACGCTTTATTTGATCTTGAATGAGGTATAGAAAAAAGAAGTGGGCTGGGAGCGCTCGAACGCTCAACCAGCCCTAAGTAAGCCGCAGCGGGGGAGAAATCCGCTGAGATCGGCAAGCACATAATCCGGATGTGCTGATCGTGGTTCTACACCGCGATTGGCGTCTCCACAACCCAAGGAGTGCCAAATTGAGTCACTACATGACGGCGTTAGCAATGAAGCAGGCGGGGCTGAAACCAGCCGCCAAGATCGTGCTTTATTGGCTGGCGGATCACTACAACCAAAGCACAGGCGAATGCTTCCCAAGCGTTAACCGCCTGATCGAACTGTGCGAGATGACGCGCCGCGCAGTGCAGAACAACATCGACGATCTAGAGGCTGCGGGCCTTGTTAAAGTTGTCACGCGCTACCGACCGAATGGGTCACAAACATCAAACATCTATGTTCTGAAGCTGGCTCAAGATGGGGTGCAAAATATGCATACCCCCTGTGCAGAAAATGCACACCCCCCTAGGCAAAATATGCACCCCCTTAACCTTGTAAATAATAACCTTGTAAATGAACCAGAAGAGTTAAGAGGCGCGAAGGCGCAGAAGCAACGCAAGCCTGAGATTGATCTGCCAGATGGGTGGATACCAAACGACAAGAATGTTCAAGACGCGTTAGATCGCGGTTTCACACAACAGGAGATTGAAGATGAAGCAGATCGATTCGGAAACTTCCACCGCTCTAAGCAAAACCGCTTCAGGGATTGGGACGCAGCTTGGCGCACATGGCTCGGAAATGCGCGGAAATTTGGAA